ACTCTATTGCCAACACAGGCAGTGATGTGGTTTTCTTGTCAAACAGTGGTGTGCGTTCATTGCTCAGAACCATTCAAGAGAAGTCTGCACCTTTGCGGGACTTGTCTAAGAATGTGCGTGATGACTTGATGACGATTGTGAATGCTGAGACATTGGCAAACATCAAAGCAGTCTATTCAGAGTCAAATGCTTTCTACCTGATTAACTTTCCAACTGCCACCCAGACCTACTGCTTTGACACCAAGGCGGCATTGCAAGATGGTTCTTCACGGGTAACTGTGTGGGATTCCATCACTCCAACTGCTTTCCTTGCTAAACGCAATGGAGACTTGCTGATTGGCAAGAATGGTTATGTGGGCAAGTATGGGACTTACCTTGACCATACAAGCACATACCGATTGCAGTATTTCACCACCTATGCTGACTTGGGACAGCCCAATGTCACATCCATCCTGAAGCGCATTGCTGTGGTGGTGATTGGTGGATCAAACCAAGGCTTCATCATCAAATGGGGATATGACTTCTCTGGTCAGTATTACTCCACCACATTGCAAATTCCTCAGTCTACTGTTGCTGAATATGGTACTGCTGAGTATGGGGCAAATGGTGTTCCTGTTGCCTACTACTCAGATGGCATTTCTTTGCAGACTTTGGTTGGTCAAACATCAGGTTCTGGCAAGACTGTGCAGACGGGTTATGAAGTGCAGATCAATGGGTATCCTGTGAGCATTCAAAAGATTGAGATTCAAGCCAAGAATGGCAAACTGGTTTAAGGAAGAAACATGGCAAATTACACCAAAACCACCAACTTTGCGGCTAAAGATGCTTTGTCGCCAGGGAATGCAAGCAAGGTTGTCAAGGGAACTGAGATTGATACTGAGTTCACCAACATTTCCACTGCCATTGCAACCAAGGCAGATGGAACCTTCACCAACTTCAGCTTTGTTGAGAGTGGGTCTAATCTGCTTATTCGTCACTCAGGAACAGATGTGATGAAGATTGACAGTTCTGGCAACCTGACTGTGTTGGGCAACATTGTGGCTAATGGCACTGTGTAATGGCTCAATCCATACAAACCTCTAAGTTTGGAACGCTAGATACTAGCGGGAGAGTTCCTGTTTATTTTGCTGGAAAAGAAGGTGATGCAGCCCCGTTAAACATGGGATTGAGCTTTGATGTTGGCGGGAAGTCGTATGTATTTATCCCAGAAGATAGGATTACAAAAGGTGCAACATCTGGAGATCAAGGTAGAGCGTATGTAGGATTTCTTAATCCTGATCTGCTTTCTTCTTTAAAAAACAACTCTGAATATGTAGATATTGCTGATTCACAGTTTGGATCGTTTGATGCTGGAAAATTTATTTCAGATCAAATGGGAGGATCAACCAAAGGTTACCTTACAACAACAGAAGTAGCCACTCCAATCATAAATGCTGGTGTTGCAGACTTTAACCCGCAATTAACTGGACAACTTAAAGGCATTGGTAGTTACGAGGGCAAGCCAGTTTATTACGGCGACAAAGGATATATTGAGCCGTCTGGAAGATACAACTATCAAGTAACAACTGGTCAAAAAATTGTTGGCTACAAATACAGCAGTGGCGGTGGGTTGCTTGCTGGTCTTGGAAATGAGATATTAAATGCTGGCCCACTTCCTTTGTTGGCATTAGACATTGTTGGCGCAGCTTATGGACTGCCTGGGATTGGGACTGCTATTGCTGGTGGCGTTACTGCTGGTGCAATTGCCAGTGGTGATGAAAAGACTGCAACAAATTATGCGGCTCAATATGCTGCTGGTCAACTAGGAGTTGGCTCTAGTGTTGCTGGTGCAACTGGTTCAACTGTTGCTGGACAGGTTGCCCAAGGAACTGCTGGTGGATTGCTTGCTGGAAAGACTCCAGAACAGGCTGTTACTGGTGCTGTCAAAGGCGTTGCACTTGACTCTCTTAGGCCAGACACAGGTGTAACTGTTCCTACCGAACAACAAGTTCTTGCTGGACAACAAGATTTACAGAATGAGTTGGCTCCTTTTGAGGTAGACACAACTGCATCATCATTCGATACAAAAGACATTATTAATGATGGTTCTGGATTCACATTACCCACACCAACACCACAAACACCGATTACTGGAAATACTGGAGGAAATATGGCAACCTACGATGATGAGATGAATGCTCCTGCGACTGAGCTAGAGGACACCTCTCCATACAATTTTACGCCTGAAGAACAACAATTGATTTATCAATTAGGCATGGAGCAAGGTAATACACAGTATTACGATGATCCAACAGGTGGTGCTGGTGGTCTTGGGACAAATCAAAACCCAGCCATGTATGGAAACCTAACTGTTGGTCAACTACAAAGATTGCTTAGTGGCACTGCTGGTGGCGGTGGCGCAAGACCTTTAACCACAGCACAAAGAACTGCTCAACAACAGGCATTAGGATCACTTTTAGGTGGCGCTGTTGGTGGCGTTGGTGGCATTTTGGCTGGAGAAACTGCGGCTAAAGCTGCTGAAGAACAAGCCAGGATGATTTCTGGTGCAACTGGTCAAGCTGTGGGTGGCTCTCAGTTCAGGCCTATTGGAACAACCACAAGGTTTGGCACAAGCCAATTCCAAGTTGATCCTACAACTGGTCAATTGACAAGTGCTGGTTATCAGTTAACCCCAGAACTCAAGGCAATGCAAGATCGAGTTATGGCCTTAACTGGTCAAGGCTTGACTGAGGCAGAACAAGCGGCAGGTCGTTATGCTCCTTTGACTGCTGGCGCAAAAGGCTTGTTTGGCTTGGGTCAACAGTATTTGGCTCAGTCTCCTGAACAGGTTGCCGCTGACTACATGGCTAAACAACAAGACTTGCTTGCTCCTAGCCGTGAGCGTCAATTGGCTCAACTGCAAACCCAACTGTTTAACACTGGTCGTGGTGGCTTGTCTGTTGGTGGCACTGGTATGCGCCCAGGTGGTGGTCAAGGTCTACGGGCGGCATCTCCTGAGATGGAAGCGTACTACAACGCTTTGGCCCAACAAGATGCTCAATTGGCTGCTGGCGCACAGCAAGCTGGTCAACAACAAGTGCAGTTTGGTGCTGGCTTGATGGGTACGGGTGCTAACTTGCTTGGCGCTTATGGTCAGGGCTTGACAGGTGCTTATGCACCATTCAGCACTGGTATTGGTGTTGGTTCATCACTTGAGCAACTTGGACAACAACCTTTGTCATTGAGTCAACAGTTGGCTCAGTTGAGTTCTGCATCTGGCGCAAGGGCTGGTGAACTTGGAATCAGAGGAACCACTGCGGCTGCTGCTGCTAGACTGCCTTCTATGCAGTTCAACCCGTTGTCGAGGGCATTGGTTGGTGCTGGTGGAAACACTCAGTTTGGCAATGCCTTGGGTCAATTTACTGGAAACAATTTCCCAGATTTGTTGGGATTATTCAGTGGTGGCCTTCCAATAGATTATGGGACAGATACCCGTAAAGATGATAAAGACGCTAATTTCTAAGGAATAATCATGGCAACAGATATTGTTGGAAGTTTGTTTGGTGTTAGTCCTGAGATGTATCAGGAAGAGCGCAATCGTCAGGGGATGAAAGATGCTATTGCTATGGCACAACTTGACCCTATGCAGTATGCAAATGCCGCTATCCAAGCTGGTGCTGGTCGTGCCGCTGGTGGGTTTGCTGGTTTGATGGGTGTAGAAGACCCTCAGATGCGTCTGATTAGCCAACGCAATGCCTTGGCAAAGCAGTTTGATGTAAGCACTCCAGAAGGGCTTGCTCAGTATGGACAGGCTTTGCAACAAGTTGGCGATACTCAGGGTGCATTAGGTGCGATAAGTATTGGTCGCCAGATGACTCAAGAAATGGCTCTAACTGGTCAAAGACAAGCCGCAGAAAGAGCATCCTTAGCTACTGCCGCTAAAACAGAGTTGTCTATTGAACAAGAAAGAAAGCTGCGGGATGAATTGTCTCGTTTGCCAACCAATGCCACAGAAGAGCAAATTCTTGGAGTTGTAACTAAGTATGGCTCTCCAGACAAGGTTCTTGCTGTGTTGCAAGGTACTGCTGATAAAGCTGCTGCTAATCAAGCGCGAATTGATGCGGCTAATGCGGCTAATCAAGCACGACTTGATGCGGCTAAAGTTGCTGCTGACGCACGAATTGAAGCCGCCAAGTTAGCTGGTGCTACTGCTTTGCAAATTGCTCAGTTAAGGGCAGACAGCGCAAGAGAAATGAGGCAGTTGGCAACATCTCTTAAAGGGCCAAAAACACTTGCTCCTTCATTGCAAAAAGAAGAAGATAAAGAACTTGAGTTGGTTGACTCTTTGGCGGCAAGAGAAGCTTCATTGGCTCCTGCCATTGCATCTTTGACTATTGATCCAAAAACTAATAAAGCGCCATTGGAGTTAGGGCCAGTTAATAACTTAAGGTATTTGGCTCAAAACGCTGCTGGAAATTCTACTGATGAAAGTAGAGCCTACGCATCTCTGCAAAGGGCTGTTCAAGAAGCAACCAATCTTAAAACTGATGCGGCTAAAGGCGTTCAAACTGACAAGGATGTATTGCGCTTTGCAAATGAACTTATTGCCGCTTTTGGTAAAAACGACACAAAAACAACTCTTGATGCTCTTACTAATTTTTCTAAGACGACTTTAAAAGCCAAAGAAAATGCTCAGAAACGAATTGATAGTCGC